AAGTTTCACTTCTTTTTCTTTTTTTTCTTAGAACGTAGCTTTTTAAGATCAGCAGCCGTGATCTTATCCCGTGGTGGTGCAACAGAAGCAAGTTTTCGTTGCTTTGCTGAATAAGATCCTTTAGGCATTAGATAGCAGAAGTAATAGCACCATTAGTTACAAAACTAACTGATACTGTAGAAATATCACCAACAGTAGAACTAAATGAAGTTCCTGTAATAATTCCATTAAAACTAAGTTTTTTAGTGCCTGATGTATCTAAGAAAAGGTTAAATGCAGCAGTACCATCATCTTCAGTAGTTAACACATCTGAAATAATTTCAGCAGTATTATCACCAGATGTTGCTGTATAAAGAAGATCAACAGTACCAGAACCAGAAATTAAAGATCCTACATACTTTCTTGAAGTATCTCCATGAGCAGTACACTCAAGAGTGTCTTTTGTTGTATCTAAAGTCCAAGCTGTTGTAGAAGCTATAGCTCCAACTGTTCCAGATCCGTTATCAAATGCAACAGAGCCTTCTTCGCCACGAAAAAATGCCATGATTCTAAGAAAAATTTACTTATAACAATATATTACCTTGAAACTGCGTTTTTCACAGTTATTTTTTCTTCTTTTTACGTCTATGTTGATAACTTATCTTCTTACTACCTGTTTTCTCACGTTTAAACCTAGCTTTTTCGGCTGCTGACATCTCTCCAACAGTCTTAGGTGTCTTACTTGATACACGCTTTTTGGGCCTACAAGCTGGATAACCTCGTTTTTCTCCTTTAGAGCGACCACAAGGCTTGCCAGTTTTTACATCAACCCAGTTTTCTTTGAACCAACGGGTAAGACCGCCACTACTTCTTGCCACGTTTTTTCTCCACTCGGTAAGTACCACCACGTTTTTTGTACTCTCGTACAAGCCACGCATTAGCATAAGCAGATGGATAAACCTTAAATTTACGTTTAGCCTCTGCTTTTACCCTAGAGTATAACGCTTTATTTACAGGAACATTCGCCACGCTTTTTACCTCCCTTCTTTTTCTTCTTCTTTTTCTTAGTCGTAGAATGGTACATGGTAAGAATTAGGTATCTTAATATATTCTAAACGAAGTTTGGCCTAATGTCTCTGGTTTTGCAAGGTTGAATTGTTGTAAACAAAGATAACCAAAAGCATCAAACGCATGGTCAACTCCCAAGTTTTTATTTGGTAAACCAGTATTTGGTGCATAAGTTAAAGTTCTAAGCGATTTTATCAATTCTTTACAACGTGGATGTATTAAAGTTCTTCGATCTCCATTTGCATCATACAAGGCAGTATTAACAGCAGTAATTTTGTCTCTGATTTTCCAGGGTGATTTAGGACTCATAACAGTAAATCCACTGCGTCTAAGGATATTATGGTCAGTAGCACCGACTCCACTTGTTTTTCTTGCACTACCCGTTGGGTCAGGACAAGCAATAATCCTTCGATCTACCCCATATCGTCTTGTAACTTCTTCAGCAAAATCCCATGTTGTAGCTCCACCCGTCAACATGATCTCATCAAATACATAAAGCATATCGTTATGCTTAACAGCACAAACCCCTGCCATAGGGTCCACATTAAAATCTAAACCCAAAAGTAAAGGCATCATGTGTAAATCCTGTACTTCTTTGTCAATATTGTCATCAGCAAAGCTAACAGCTACCAATCCAGTAAGATTTTCAAAACTAGCTTCAAATTCTTGTCTAAATGTTCTCGCATCCAACTGACCTCTAGCTGCTTCTACTTCTTCTGGAGCTACATTACCTCCTTCAATAGTAGTAAAACTCCACCTTTTCCAATCTTGCCAATCCTGCTCGCCACAATAACACCACATATCATAAAACCAACTAGCCGTGCCATCAGGAGTAGAAATAAATAAAGCCCAACCTTGTTTGTCGGCTAATGCAGGTCTGATAACTTCAGCCCATACATCTCGATCCATAAACGCAGCTTCATCTAAAACAACGCCAGCTAAACTTCTACCCCTCAAAGCCATTGCATTTTCAGTACCCTTCAACTCAATAGTTGATCCATTTATCAATTCCAGCCTTAAATCTGTCTCGTTTTTACTTTTTATCCATATTTTTGGCGTTAATCTCTTTAATTCTTTCCACGCAATATCTTTTGCCATCCTATAAGTAGGAGCACAATAGAAATAAACCTCCCCAGGTCGATTGATAGCTCCTCTGAGCAATTCAATACAAGAAAGATACGATTTTCCAAACCTTCTTCCTGCAACCAACACTCGAAATCTTTTATCACAATTAAATACCTCCCCCTGTGCATACCTCAAACTTATTTCTTGCTGTTTTGTAGCCGTCATACACCGAAAATAACAGTTTTTTTATCTTATACCCCCTCTTTATAGCCTATTTCAACATTTTTAGGTTATTATTTCAGTAACAACCCTTAACAAGATCAAGTCCGTGGCTTCTTCTACCTTTCCAGATAACATAATTAATAATCCTCTCGCACAACCAGCTAAAAAAAGAACTAGATCTTCTGTATCAGATGTTCTAAAAAGATCTCAAAGACTTTACGCTAGACAACTTGAAGGTAAAACTACTCGCCAATTAGTAATAGAACACGCAAATATTGAAGGAATTTCTGAAACTACCGCCTGGTTAGATTGGGATAGAGTAAAAGTTTGGAATAATGAAGATTGGGAAAAAGATAGAGAATCTCTCCTTCCTCGCTTACAAGCTATGAGAGTAAGATTATTCAATAAAGCTGTAAAAAAAGGTCAATTACAAACTGCTGCTCAAATTCTCGATAGCTTAGGCAAAGTTATAGGTGAATCTGTAGAAACCGTAAACATTCAAGCTCCAGAACTTTCAATAAAAGTAGAACCAAAAAATTAACCGATATATATTTAAGTTCCCCACGATGGGCTCAAAAAAATTTTTTTAACCTACAGTCCCCCCAAGTTCATAAAAGTCCTCTGAGGTCCATACAAGTGCCTTAGAGATCAAATAAGTTCAAGCAAGTTCAAAGAAGTTTCCGCAGGTTCAAAAAAGTTTCTTTAGGTTCCAATAGGTTCAAATAAGTTCAAGTTGGTTCAAATTATTTTCTTTATGTTTACTTAGTAGACTTATAGATATAAAAATGATATATTGGAATAGTTTAGTATCTTTTAAATTTATGCTTATTTGTCTAGCTAGTTTTGTTACATCAGGACTAACGCAAACCAAGTAAGCACATTTAAGAGAACACTAAACCAAAATAAAACAAAATTATCACTTCTCTAATCGTGACTAACTCAATTAATTTGTTCCCAACTGAGGACAGACAAACCCTAAGAACAGAAAAGCTTAAAGTGAATTTTAAGTTTAATTCTTATTCTTGTTACTTAGACATTAAAAATAATTCTAAGGAATTAGAAATTCATTTTGACTCTAAGAACATTCAAAACCAAATCTTAGAAAACATTAAAAGGTTAAGCTCTACTTATTCTCATGATGCTGACTATTTAATTGAACTATTCAAAATGGTAGTTTCAAAAATAGATCAGATGCCAGAAGAAAAGCAAGAAGAACTTGCTAAGTATTTTGTAGAAAACATCAACACAAAGGAGACTAAGTAAATGCAAGACACAAAACAAACACACGTTAAAGTGACAATGCCTAAAGACTTGTACGCAAGACTTGTGACAGAATCATTAAACGTTTTAGGAGAAGAGAATCTTTCTCAAATGATTAGGACTATTTTGAGGAAACATTTAAAATGAATAAAAAACAAAAATACATTCAATTTTTAAACGAAAGCGAAAGCTTCCAAAATTGGATTAAGTCTAGTCCTTTTCAAATAGTAGGTTTTTCTGTAACTGAAGAATTAGAACTAAAACTAATTTTCAGAAATTCAGGCTATTTATTCGAGGATTAAAAAATGAAATTTATTATTTTTCCTTACATAGTTTTAATTATTTTATTATGACTACTTTTATTGTTTGGGGATGCTTAGTCATCCTCATTTACATCTTTTTAAAAAACACTATTAACCATTATTAAATTAAAAAAAATGTCAGAAACAAAAGTAATTATGCATAATCCTGAAAATCCAAATTCAGGATATACAATTGAAAATCCTTACGAAACTAAAGTAAGATTTTCTACTCCAAATTTAAACAAAGAAGGATTTATTGACATTCCAAAAATAACAGTTATTGGAATTATAAATTTTCTATATGTTGGAGAAGGTACAGAAAGAGATGGGAGATGCGGTTTTCGATCTCGTGCAGTTTCAGAATTAAACTATTGGTTTAATACAAAAAAAACATATAGATTTTGGAGAAAAGCTTTAAGACCTATGTATGAAGAAATGGGAGTCCATAAAGCCCAGAGAAAAGTTAAAAAAGATATGGACTTTTAATAAGTCCATATTAAAATTAAAGCTCCAGAATAAAATTTCTGGAGTTTTTTTTTGAGAATTTTTTTTTAAAAATTTTTCAAAATTTTTTAAAATTTGAAAATATTTTTTTTCATAATAAAAAAAAAAAAAAAAAAAAAAAAAATTAGTAGTTAGTAGTAGTCAGCATATAATGAATGGCCAAAATTGATATTTTTTTAAAGTTGGTAGTAGTCAGCACATAATGAATGGACTTTTTAATTGTTTTTTATATCGTTTTGATATATTATTTAATAGTAAACTTTCATTTACTCATGAACACAACAACAAAAACTAACCACGCATTAAATAATGCAATCGGCCATATAGAAAGTATGGTTGAAGATTTTAAAAAAGATCAAATCTTTGAAAATTTAAAAGACTATGATGCACAGGACCAATTAAGAGAAAGTGTTTTAAATAGTGCTTTATCTGTTGAATTTCGTAATGGCTGGTATTCTGATTTGTACCATTTAGAGGGGGTCTCTGAACCGATTGAATTTAAAATATTACTTTCATGGGGTGGGCCATCTTTACGAATTATTGGAGAGATTGAAGAGAATTTCCCAGTTAATCCAAAACTACAGTTTCAAGACTGGGGGACACCGTGGACAGATTTTGAAATTACAGAAGATCAGCAAGACGCACTTAATTGGTTTTGTAACTGTTTTTATTTTGGGGGTTAAAAATGAATTTTACAGAATCTCAAAAAACTTTATTAGTGGAACTTATAAAAGATAAGTTCCATTTAAATAAAGAGAACATACAATATTGTGAAAATTATATGAATGACCAATTTTTAATGGAAGAAACAAGAGAAGAAAAGGAAAGAAATATTGAAGCTAATAAAAAATTAATAATAGAAGTAAGTAAACAACAAAAAGAACTTTTTAAACTTTTTAACAAATTTACAAACAATTAAAAAAATGACTTTATCTAAAGAAAGAAAAGACTATTTAACAAAAATAGCCGATCAAATAACTTTTGAACTTTGCAGAGATTTAAAAGTTGATGAATGGACCAGAGAACAAAAACAAAATTTTAAAAAAATAATTATTGAAGCGGAGAAATTGAATGGCTTTTAATAAAAAAGAAGAATTAGAGTGGTTAGAACTAACCACTTTAATAAGCAAAGATATAAAACTATCTAAAAAACAATTAGATAGATTTTATTGGTTAAAAATTAAAGGTTATTATTATGCCTAATTTATACAAGTTATACAGAGACTTAAAAAATTAAGTCTCTTTTTTTATTGCAAAATAAGTAAACTTAGTTTACAATAACTTATGAACACTTACATAAACTTATGACTAAATCTAAAAGTCAGAACCCTATGAATGGCCGACCTATGCATGAATGGGTATATCTCTCAATTATGGGAGAATATCTTATATGCCCTGACGAATACTTGGAAAATCCAAGAATACAAAAAGCATACGCTATGAATGATGAGCCTATGTTGAGAAAAATTTTAGAAAGTGAGTATTAATTATGAAAAATAATAGTAAAAACAAAACTGAATTTAACTATCTTGAATTTGAAAAATTAATTGAAGAAGAAAGAGTTAATAACCCTGACTACTTTAAGGGTGAATTTGTAGATAATGGTAATTCATTCACTATTACCCCAAGTCCCTTTTATAGAGACTTATTTAAAGCAATTACTAAGGATAACTAAAACAATGAATCCAAAAGACCACATTTTTAAATTCTATTCTGACCCTGCTCATGGGTGGTTAGAAATGCCCTCTAAATTAGTTAAAGAACTAAATATGGGTATATGTCAGATTTCTGAATTTTCTTATTACGATAAAAAAACTGATTTTGTTTATATAGAACAAGACTGTGATTTATTAAATGTAAAAAGAGAATATGAAAAGAAGTTTAAACAGAAATTACTTGATTCAAGTAGATTAGTTTTTATTGATTTAGAAGAAGATAACTTTATTAGAAAGTTACCATCTTATTTAACTACTGAAGTTGAAGTTCATTCAGTTAGACCGATACCACCTGAAGAAGTACTTGATAAAAAAGATCAAAAACTAGCTTTAGTAAAAACTTTTTTACAGTTTTATAATTCTAATAATAGTAAGTTAGATGAAAAACTTAAATCAGATATTGTTTGGTTTGGTACTGGACTAACTAAAACTGAATTTGAAGTATGTCAAAACGTAGCTAAAGACTATTTCATGAAGGGATATAAAGGTGATGAGCTATGAATAAATTAGAATCAACAATACCTTTTTGTGGTTTTTATGAATCATTTATTAGTGATGATATAGAATATCAAATAGGCCAACAAATAGAATGGGATAGTGACATATTCGATTTAAATGAAGATGAGCAACAAATTTTATGGGATAATTATTTAAGTATTAATAGATCATATTTTTATAATCAAATAGCTGAAGATTATACAAATTTTTATATTGAGATACTTAATAGAAGATTAGAAGGGTTTACATTAAAAGCTAAATTTAATCTTATAACAAGTCCTAAAGAATATAACTTTGAAACAGATAGAATTTTTATAGATATTGAAAAGAATCATGCTATAGATTTTATTAAATATATACTTAAACACTATAAAAAAGAGTTAGAAAAGAAAATTAAAGATAGGTTTACAAGTAGATCAGGTTTTTGGTCACATTATAAAAATGGATTAGATTTATGGACTCAAGATTATTCAGAATGGGATCATAACCAAATTGGTACTTGTTTTGAATTATTTAATTTAGAAGAAGAAGATATTAATTATTCTCTTAGAGAATATTTAAGTGAAACAATAATGGATAACTTAGGAAATACTTTAGGTAAAGAAGGTATTGATTTATTAGATAAAAAACAAAAAGAAAAGGATAAAAAAGAATTAATGGATAAACAACAACTTAAACTAAATTTTAATTAATTATGAAAATTAAAAATGATGAGCAAGCATATCTTCATGCTTTAGTTCTTTCTATTACTGCACCAACTGAAGAAAAATCTCAAGAGTGCATACAAATAGCTGAGTTAATCGGTTCAAAATTAACTGCTAAACAAAGAAATTTATGCCAAAAGCATATTAAATATCTTAATGACAGTAATTTATTATGACTTATCAAAGTAAAAAACTTGACCCTAATGTAGTAGGAGATATAGGTAATTACTGTGTTGATTGCTTACAAGATACATCTATTGGAAGTGGTAGATTCGTTAATCGTATGCCCTGTGACAGAGATGTTTATGATGGAGATAAATATATAGGAAATAGAAGTGGGTGGTTATGTTTAGATTGTAATTGGTTTGAGTGTGATCGCTGTGATGAAAAAATTTACTGTGATGAAGATTGCACTCCTTATGACGTTTATGACTCTGTACAAGTAAGAGAATTTTCTGATGGAGCTTACAGGGTTCATTATGATTGTCTAACTGAAGAAGAAAAAGAAATTATGGAGAAGAATAATGCTTGATACAGAAAACTGGGAAGAAAATAAACATGAAGCTAAAGAGTTAGCTCAAGAATTTATTTATGATGAAAAAAGAAAAAGTGACTGTATTAAATATTTTATAGGTCATTTTAAAATTAGTCAGTCTACTGCTTATAGATGGTATGACAAGATTTACAATGAACTTAAAATACCTAGCATAGATAAAGCTAATAAGTTAGCTGAATTTAAAGCTGCGATAGAGCATCAAATAGAAGAAGCTATGAAAGATATAGAAAAATTACCAATAGGAGAAAAAATTAAATTATTTTCTGAAATTACAAAATTAAAAAAGGAACTTAGAAAGTTATGAAATTTACAGAATTACAACAAGAATCAAGACCTCAACTTGTTAATCGTTTAATTTTATATATTAGAACCAAAGATAAAGATGGTTTTTATAGTGCTTTAGAAAGAGGTGTTCTTTATTTTGGAGAAGAAAAACTTGTTTATATTTTAGAAAATGATTTTGTACCAAAACTAAAAAAATATTCACTTTTAGATACATACATTAAATGGGGAGATCAAATAAATGATGAGAAATTCCCATGAGAATCACTAATTAATTAACTGGCATTAATTAAGTCATAAAATGACTAAATAAGAGAGGATTGTTATTAATCCTTACGATTATGTAAGTCCAGTACTTTTCAAATTACAAATTTTATTATGGCCAAACAATTTACTTCAGTAATTACTGTAGAGTTTGCATACAATAATCGTGTAGCTAACTCTAAAGAAGAATACATTGAACTGTTAAAACAACAATACTTAGAGCAACATGATATTGAATTAGAAGATCATGAAATTACAGAAATAAAGGAGATTGAAAATGTCTGATATTGACTGGACTAAAACTGGTATTCATTATTTAGTTATTGGTCATGCCTGTGATGAAGAGCAAGAATGTCATGTTATGTTTTTTTATGATGAAGTACCTACCAGTTACATTGAAAAAAAATTTAAAAATAAAGTAAAAGAAAATTTAGAAAGTTGGGAAAAAGATAAAGAAATTTATATTGATTTTATTCTTAAATCCATTAGTCCTATACAGGTTCAATATGAGTGATTCATTTATGCACAAACACCAAGCTTCACTTGATAGTCAAAGAGAAGAAGCTGAAATTAACTGGTTATTTCCAGAAGATGATGAAGAAGAAATAGAAGATAAAGATTTTCCTTATGAGGAAGAAAATTATGATTAAAAAAATTACTACAGAAGAAAAATCATTTAATACTCTTACAAAAACTATGATGACTATGTATGGTCAGGCTTTAAAAAATAAAAGACAAGTTTCAAGAATGAGAGTTGCTTATGGTTTTTTAGGAGAATTAATAAAAGAATTAGAAAAAAAATATGAGAAATAAATTAATTTTTTTTATTTTTTTCCAAAAATTGATGTATTGATTCTCTAATTAAAAATCCTATAGAGATACCTGCTCTTGTGTGTTTTTTTAATTCTTCATATTCATCTTTATCGACACTAACGCTGATTCTTTGTAAATTCTGGCTCATAATGAATGGCATTTATATATCAACATAATATCACAGTATTAAAA